TCCTTTCTGTTCGCCCATCCGGGAACCTCAAAGAAACTTCACGTTCGAATCCACGCATGATGGAAACTCTTTTTGTGTTCACTGCGAAGCGGCGTGCAGCTTCCTCAGTCGGGAACGGGTACGATGACCCGCCGTTCATGAACACACCTTGTTCTAGGTCAACAAACACGTAGTCTTTGTCCCGGTCGATTTCTATTCGCTTTCGATATTCCATTCGCTCCCTTTTGTGTGATGTCAAACAGCAGATGCGTGGCAAGCCCACGCCACGTCGCAGAACCGGCACTTTGAAGGCTCAGGGTCAGGGTCGAATCGCCCTGCTTGGATGTTTTCTTCCAACTCCTTGAATTTCGCAGCGACTTCCTCGCGAGTCCAGCCCCTGAGGTCATACGGTTTCGTCGGTTTGCCTGTTTTGCCCATCCAGTAGTCGCCGCTGCCGGGTTGTGTGATGTCAAACTTTTGGGCTAAAGCAACCGCGTAGACCGCTAACTGGAATTCATCTCCGGGCTGGTTGCCGGTCTTGTGGTCGCGAACCGAAACACCCGCGTCGGTTTCGATGATCGCGTCGATGAACCCTCTGACGGGGACACCGTCAAGGTCGATGTCGAACCCGAGCTCTATGCCGGGTGTCCCGTCTGGGGCGATCCAGATCACCTCGTGCGGTGTGTTGGTGGCCCAGTCGATGTATTTCGCGACTTGCTCCAAACCTATCCGGTAGCGGCGTTCGATGTCCGCTTCACCGCCGTAAGGTCCGGAAGCGAACCAAGCGGTGAGGTCTGGTGTTTCTTCGCACGCCTCATTGATGTGTTGTGCGTAAGACTGGCGAAACACATCCTGCGTCTCTTCTAGCGTGAGGGTGCGCCCGGAACGCTCCCAAGCCTCTGCTGCTTCATGAACAGCTGATCCTTGAGCCAGCCACGCTGCGGGCCGTTGACCGACCTTGTCGATGCGGGACAGTTTGTAGGCGTAGGGGCAGCGTTCGTACAGTTTCAACTGGGAAACGGAACGATGCTCAGGCACCTAAACTCCTTTTCATGAAGTGCAGAATCTCACCCTCCCCGAACATCATGTCCGGGTCTGTGAAAGTGCTGCTTTTGCGTAACTCGTACTGACCTAGCAGATCTGAAACTGGTTGGTACATCTGTGATGTGTCCTTCACCAGCACGCTGCGGTAGACGATCAGCTCGTCTTTCGATGCAACCGCAACCAGAAAGTTAGGTTCGAAAACAACCAGTTCCCCTGTGACTGGAACCTGCAACCCCACCTGTCATCCTTCCTATCGGGGGAGAGATTGAAACACTCTCCCCCGACAATCACGGGTCTTTCGGTGGAAAGACCCAGATCAACCTTCCCTTCTCGGTGAGGTTTGTGTACTTGTTGACCCGTATCAGCAGGTCGCCGTCTGACTTGCGGCGCGGCCTGAGCGTGAACCCTCCATGAAGGGAGAACCCCGGCTCCGGTGGTAGTTCCGGGTCATGCTCTAGAACTACGTTCTCTTCGCGGAGCCGTTTGTAGAACCCGCGCAGCCTTCTCAGTTTGTCGTAACTCATCCCTTTGCCGCCGGTCGCCATGTACTCGCCGTGGTCCCGCAGCCTGCGGAAAGCGGACGAGCGTTGCTGTTGGGCTGACACCTGCCACGGGAAGTTTTGCAGCACCGTTTCTCGGGGTGTGAGTTTCCCGCCGTAGGTGTGTTTCCACCAGGACACCGCTTGCCGTGTTTTGTTGAACATGCGGGCGATCTCAGACTGTGTGTAGCCTTTCGCTTTCAAGTCTTCGATTATCGCCAGTGACAGCTCCGGTTCAGGTTCCCCCGGCCTGCGTTTCGGTTGTTTGGTCATCACACGATCCTACCGGGTGATGTCAAGCTGCGCGGGTGGCCGGTGTCAAACCTGCCTACACCCTTCCAATAGGCGACATTTTGACCGTTTCGCACCATTGGGTGACGTAAATCACTCCGAAGCCTATAACTGGACGTTACACACGGTTTTCTCATCTTGTCTTCCCCCAGACATCACTTCACCTCTTGATAGAACGGTGCGGGGCCGATCTGACCCTCACGCACGGACATGGCCCACAGTTTGTCAGCCCAGTCGCTGATGTACTCAGCGAGCTTGAGAACCTCGTTCCAATCCTTTGATTCGAACGCCCGGTACAGGGCCGGGGAGATGTCCTCCAGGTGATCGGCTGCGTCGTAAACATCCCAACGCTTCACATCCGCGCTCTTCGACGGGTTCACCTTCCACCAACCGCTCACGTCTACGTTTTCGTTACCCCACACGTTCTCGCCCATGCTCATTCCTTTCCACAAATCTTGTTACCCATGCTGGTGCAGTCCCAACGAGGATCGTCCTCAAGGATCACCGACCCCCGTTGTTCGACGGTGTCAGCTACCGCGCCGACAGCGATACCGGCTGCGACAGCCAAAGCCACCCAAAGCTTCACCACGATTCCTCCTCGAAATCATCGTCGGTGACGATGCCGTGGGCCTGGATGTAGATAGCGGAATCCCGCAGCGAGACACCCTGATCGGTGAAGTCCTCGCGGAAAGATGCCGCAAGATTGCGAGCAGCGTCTTCATCAGTGCAGACATGCACGCTTGGAGCGGTGTTCTTCCGGGCCACCATTACTGTCCAAACCATCATTTTTCTCTCCAATCTGGTTCATACGGATCGAAATGAATAAGGGACCAAGACTCTTTGACCTGATCCCATTCGTACGGTTCGAGTTGAAACGCGAACCTGAGCTGGCCGTGCCTCACTGCTTGTCCAAACCGTGCGACAGGGCGGCGTTAACCAGCTCCACAATCGCCTCATGAATGCACACCCCACGCCGGGATGCGTACTGCGAAATCTCAAACAACCGGGTGTGCCCATCCAAAGGGTCATAGGCAAGCACCTCGTCGGCCAGTGCGTGCGCCGTGTCCACCAACTCCTCCTGGTATTCGAACGCGACATCCATGTCGCCTCGGTCCAGAAAATCCAGGAACAGGGTCCGCAAACCCACAACTTTGATCGCCAATTCGCGCATCATCACTCCACTTCCTCACTCAAATCGCTGACATTCCGTGTCAGGAAACTGATCTCGTACTCCAACAGATCCGGCGACCAACGCTCATGCTGATAGCCGGTACCTTCATTGATCGCGGTCAACAGCAGCGCAGCCTGACGCATGTCCTGCAACAGCTGCTCATACGTGTAACCGGTCACTCGAAAACTCCCATCTCAAACAGGTGATCCATATCCAGGTCAGGTGGGAACGGGTTGCGGGCGAACCGCAACCCCTCCAAAATCTCGTCAATGTTGTTCACAGCCATACCTTCCAACTGTGTGATGTCAAAGGGGCCAGACCGGATTGTCTGGCCCCAAACCTGCCTAGACGCGGAGCAGGGAGAACGCTTCAGTCTTCAGGTTCGAAGACAGCTCCAGGCCGCGAATGGACCGCAGCGCACGGGCCGAAGCCTGATCACCACCGGAGTTACGAGTCCCCATGTAGTGATCGACGTACTCAGTGACAGCGTTGTACAGGGCAAACCTTGTCCCTGCAATCGGCTGGATCGTGGGCGAGTAGGTGAACAGGTCGATGATCTGTTCCGAAGCTTTGCGGCGGCGGGTAGCGGCAGCAGACTTCGGGTCCACCTTCTCCAAATCCACCAGTTTCTCCGCGAAATCTTTTGCCTCGCGGAACGTCACCGGAATCTCAGACAGCCGCTGGAATTCAGCATCCAGGGTGTCAATCGAATTCCAGGCGATCTTCAAAGCCTGCCGAGCCTCAGCTACCCGCTGCGTGGCGGTCTCGGTGTGACGAACCTTCCACGATGTCTTAGCAGCCGAAATCGCAGCCTGCTGAGTGTTGCGGCACACCACCCTGATCGGCGTCAAGATCACCCGGAATGAAGACTTACCAGTGTGATTGTTTAACGCAGCCAGATAGTATTCAGTCTCGTCTACGAAACCGTCCACACCTTCGATCCGCATGGTGTGCGGCAGTTTCATGGTGATGAACACGTCCCGGCCACCATCCATAGCTCCGGCGGTCTCCAGGTTCGCCCCGAAATCATCGACCAGCAGTTGCAGAAACTCTGCGTTAGCCTCGTTCTGGATCGGGTCATACACCGAACCGACCACACCTAGGTAGTCGCGGTCTCCGGTCACAGGGTTGGTGCGGACCACACCGAACTGGTCGGTGACTTCCAGCTCGGGGTAAACACCGTCCGGTGAAACCTCAGCGGGGATGGTCAGCGGAACCTTGCGGACATTCCAGCCGCCCAGGTGGGCGGCGTCCATAGCTTCGGCCACGGTCATGTTGTGGCCGACTTTCTGCCCGAGCTGATGCCAAGCATCGTCGCGGGAATCGGCGTAGAAGGTGGTGCCTCCCACTGTTTCGAGATCGTGCGACATTGTGTTACCTCTTTCTGTTGTGTGATGTCTAACCTAGATCAATATGTGTGTGATGTCAAGCTGACAGTTCAGTGATGCGCCCTTCCAAGTCTTCGATGCAGCGCATCAATCCTCCTCTACCCAAGCATTCTCGGTGAACTCTTCCAACATCAGGTTGTCCGCAATCGACAGCGCAATGGATGTGAGAACACCACTCATGAACACGCAGCTGCGGTCATTCTTGTCTTTGAACCAAACAGTTGCACGCATAACTAAACCTCTTCCTTTCCGTTCAGCATTTTCACTACGCTCACGGCTGCTGCCGCCGAGCGGTACTTCGCATCCCAGCAGCCGCAATCGCACACAACCCTGAAACCTTCACTAGGCTGGACAGGGATAGTCCACTTAGCGTTGTGCCCCATAACTAAACCTCCTTGCTTTCGTAGCTCTCCAACAGCCTCGTGTAATACGAGATGTTCTTCTCCGCCTGCAACGCCTGCCGTTGCGCGTGCGCCAACTCTCGTTCGATCCGCTCCCGGACCACGTAGGACTTCTCCACTGTCAAACCCTTTCCGGTAGTGCGTCATAACCAAAGATGCGCCCACGCGAAGCCTCGCGGTGCGCGGCGAAATGCTTGCGGTGAGACACGCACGCATCCCTGTAGTCGAAACCTTCCGAAATGTGGCCGCACACACGGCACCGCATTTTCCTCACCCTCAAACCTCCTTCTTCCAGTTGTTCCGATCCGCCTTGCCCGGACGCTTCAGCGCCCGAGCCTTGTTCTTCGGCTTCGCAGCAGCACGGGCCTGAGCTGCACGCCGCTCCGCATGATCCCTCCCAGGATTCACCTCTTCCTCCTCCTCTTCCTCTGTCACAGCAGATCGTCAAGCAGCCAAGCAGCCTGCTTGTAACCTTCAGCTCGGCCACGCAAAACTCCCCACCGCGCCGAACCTTTATCCCCCAACTGGTCAGCGTTGTAATCCAGCGTCTCAGCCAAAGCCAGCAGCCGATCCACCAACGCCTGCAAATCACTCACGTCTTTCATATAACCATCCTTTCTGTGTGATGTCAAGCTGTGCGGATAAACCCGGCACTGTTGTCTTTCTTCCACTCGTGTCCCTTAGCCCGAAGACCCACCACAACCCCGGCAGGGTCAAGCCTCCGCTCATCCGACTCATCACCATCAATGACAGTGAACCCGTGCCACACCTCCGGTAAAGCCTCACCACGAGCTGTGGTGAAAGGCATAGCAACCGTGCCACCGCTAGACAGGATGCCTTTCAGGTACTCATCACTGGTGTGAGTCGGTTCCTTAGCGGAATAGGTCAAACTGTAGTCAGCTGAAGGCTTACGGTCAGCCGGGGACCACGCGGTGTAGTCATAAAGGTTCACACCTTTAGATGTCAACACGCTGATCATGTCCGGTGAGATCAGCTCCCACCGGATGTCTGAGGTTGTGTTAAGCCTCAAGTTGATGGCACCGTACCTCTTCAGTGCGGCCCGAATCTCAGCTCCCACAATCAAACCTGCCTCACGAGGGTAAGCCAGCATGAAAGCAGTCCTCACAGCTTGGGCACGCTGCTGAGCGGGCATGCCTGACTGCCCCGAACGTGACAAGCAAGCAGCAGCACAGCCAAGACTCGCCAGAGGGCACAGATTCCATGCACCCGAAAACTCAAACGCATCCCTCACGTCCCGAAGACTCGGGGACATTATCCCTTTCTCAGGTGTGAGCATCATGCCGAACGATGGCAACGAATTCTTCGACAACTTGTATTGCGCTGCACCTGAGGTGAGGATGGCAGCTGAAGACTCTTTGTAACCGACCCGTGCCCGCATGCGGGCCTGAACCTTTCTAGCCTCAGCAGCACTGGCACCGTTAACCCCATCGATCACAGCTTGACAGAACCCGCCATCGATCAGGGCACGCTCAACCCTCGTGAAACCGGCCATTATTCCCTTACCTCCAGTTGTGTGATGTCAAGGGCGGACTGTAAGGGAATCGAACCCTTATGCGATAAGACGCACAGCCGAAGCTGTCGCCGTTAGCAGAGACCCGGCATCATTCCATGCCACCAGGCCAGCCCTACCCCGGTTGGCGCAACCTATCCCACAAGCGTTGTCTTACCTATTCTGACCAACCGGAATTGCTTGGCAGGTTCATTACGCTAGGCCAACTCTGTCAGTCACCTAAGGCTCATCACCTGTAATCAGTGCTGACAGCTTCGCTAGCCGCCTTACCAAGCAAGTTTTGTGTGA